AGATTAAGCTAGCACGTCTTGTTGATGCGCCTATCAATGAATGGCGATATAAGTATCAGCTGCCTGGCAATATGCTTGGCAACCCCAAGGCTGTATTTGACACAAACGCTGTTGGCGCTTCACCTGTCCGCTCTTTCGAATTGTATTCGTCAGGGCTTTACACAAATCTGGAAAATGTTTGGATTGACTTCCAGTATAGACCAGAGCCTGCTGAGTTCCCGCCGTACTTTGTGCGCTTGTTAAAGACAGCACTTGCGGCAGAGTTCGCTGAGCCAATCACAGACCAGATAACCAAAGCAAATCACTTTCATGGCAAGGCATACGGTGCGCCATCAGAGAATATGCGCGGCGGTCTAGTTCGCGTTGCCATCAATATTGACGGCGCCGACAGACCATCTGAGATGATACAAGAGTTCCCAATCAATGATGTGAGAGGCTAACAGTGAGCCGCCTAATTCAAATCCAAAATGATTTTACGAGCGGCGAGTTAGACCCCAAGCTTCGCGCCCGCACAGACATTGCGCAGTACAAGTCTGGGTTGGCCACAGCTAAAAACGTATCTATCCAACCACAGGGCGGCGCCAAAAGAAGAGACGGCACAAAGTATGTTGCTGAGCTAGACAGCGGCGCGGCAAACGCTGTGCGCATGATATCGTTCGAATTTAGCGTGTCAGACAGCTACATGATTGTTGTGACACCAGGCAAGATGTACTTCTTCAAAGACGGCTCGTTGGTCACTGACATTAACGGTAGCGGCAACGACTACCTGGCTGTGTCTGCCCTGACATCTAGCATCATTCCCGAAATGAATTGGATACAATCTGCTGACACTATCATCATCGTGCACGAAGACCTAGCGCCAACTAAAGTTGTGCGCGGGGCGACAGATAGCGACTGGACAGCTAGCACAATCACCTTCGACTATGTGCCGCAGTACGCATACACAATCAGCACGGTTGCAGGTTCAACGATTACAACAGACAGCTTTGACCACCTTGACCCATCAGGGACATCGGGCAACATAACAATCGAGGCCATGAAGAGTGGTGGCAGCAGTGAGAGTAACGCATTTACAAATGCGGCGTCTTACTACGAAAACCAATACATAAACGTAACACCATTTGGTCGTTTGCGCATTGTGCGTAAGGTGGACAACCACACGCTAGAGTGTTTTGCTGAGGTGCCGTTGTTCGACAACACAATCATCGCCAAGGCAGACTTTGAGTTCGAGCGTGGCTATGAAGATGTTTGGTCATCAAGCAAAGGCTATCCACGCAGTGTGACATTTCACGAAGGTCGCTTGTACCTTGGCGGCACGAAGAGCAGACCGTCGACCATCTTCGGTTCACGCGTGTCTGACTTCTTCAACTTCGACCCAGGCGAAGCGTTAGATGATGCGGCTGTTGAAGCTACGTTGGACACTGGCACATTCAACGCCATCGTCGATATGTACTCAGGCAGACACTTGCAGGTCTTCACGACTGGCGGCGAGTTCTATGTCCCGCAGACATTAGATGACCCTATCACGCCAACAAACCTTATTGTTAAAGCGCAGACAGCTTTCGGCATGAAGCCAGGCATAAGATTGCAGAACGTTGATGGCTCGACATTGTTCGTGCAGAGACAGGGCAAGGCGTTGCAAGAGTTCGTGTTCAGCGACACTGTGAACGCATACACATCTTCAAAGATATCTCTTTTGTCGTCTCACTTGCTGAAGTCGCCAGAAGAGATGGCGGTTCGCGTTTCCACATCTACAGATGAAGGCGACCGCCTCATGATTGTGAACGGCGACGACGGCTCTATTGCGTGCTATACATTGCTACGCAGTCAGAACGTTATCGCACCAACAGAGTGGACCACAGACGGCGAGTTCATAAACATCGGTGTCGACGTCGATGACATCTACGTTATCGTCAAAAGAACCGTGAACAGTTCAGACGTTTACTATGTTGAGTTGTTTGACGCTGACGTGTTCTTGGATTGCGCAAAGACAGGCGGCGCGGCGTCATCTGTTAATATGCCACACCTAGAAGCTGAGACGGTTAAGATTATCCGCGACGGTATTGTTGAAGCTGACCAGACTGTAGCGGCATCGCCGTCAACAGTGACATTCGCTGATGCGGCGACAGCAAGCTACCAAGTTGGTCTAAACTTCACACCTACCGTGAAGACGTTGCCAGTAGAACCAAACCTGCCTAGCGGGTCACTGAAGGGTTTCAAGAAGCGTATCTTTGAAATCAATGCTGAGTTATTTGAAACGCAAGCAATGCAAATCAACAGCAAGGAGATTTCGTTCAGAAACTTTGGCGACGACATACTTGATGATGCGGTTGAAGACTTCACAGGCATCAAGACATTGAACGGCGTGCTCGGTTATGGGTACGACGGACAGCTAACCATCACCCAGACTGTGCCGCTAAAGATGACGGTGTTGGGTGTAGAGTATAAAGTGAGCACAGGACAATGACAGCACATCCCGCTATGATTGCGTTTTCAGTTGCCAAGGGCATGATGGAAATGCAGGCCGCAAAAGCCGAGGCCAGAGGATACCAAGCACAGGCAGCGCAAAGCTTAGTCGAAAGCCGCGCCAGAGTTTTACAGCACAAACAGCAAGGCGTTGCCGTGTTGGACAATATCTTGAAGCAACAAGCCGCTGTCGTAGCTAGAGCAGGCGCAGGCAACGTTGACCCATTCAGCGGTAGTGCAATGAACCTTATGGTTCGTGGCATGGGCGAAGGCATAAAAGAGTTTAAGTTTACGCAGGATGGCGCCACGATTGCAGGCGGTATTGGCCAAGCCAAAGCTGACCAGTATCTGCTTACAGCAAGCGCCACAGTAAAGAACGCGTTTACGAAGGCGGCTGTAGGTATCGCAGGCGCGGCATACGAGGTCGACACGCTAGGCAGTGCTAACGCGGCGATGAAGGAATAGTTATGGCTGATAGGTTCCCACGATATAGACCACTAGGCGTCACTGTCCCATCTGTTGGGTCAGTGGACATGACACTTGCGGCTAGAACACAAGCGGCAGGTATGCGCAACATCGCATCGTCTTTGGACAGAATGAGCGCATTTGCGTTCAAGCAGGCATCAGAGCGTGCCGCTATCGAGGGGCAAGAGTATGGCGTTCTGAAGGCGCCAACGCCAGAACAGATAACAGCGGCAGGCGCAGAAGGCGCAGAAGAGTTGTTCCCAGGTGACGACCGCACCGTGTTTGGTAGAGCGGCAAAGAAAGCGGCTATTCAGACTGCGAAGGCGGGCATCGAGAGTGCCGCAACAAAAGAGATTACACAGCTACGCATCAAGGCAGAGCAAGAAGGTGTAGACATCCAGACCTTTGCGCAGGACATCGAAAACGTGATTGCAGGTTACGCATCAGCGCTTGAAGGTGTCAGCCCTGTCGAGGCCGTTAACTTCCGCGCATCTATGGTGACATCTGCAAACAGCGCTGTTCTAAAGCACGCTGACATCGTTGCTAAAGCCGCCGAAGAAGCAGAGCAAGAAGATGCCGCGCTAACAATCGACACTGTAATCGAGACAAACTTGCCAGACATTTTTGCGGCAGGTTCGACATTCGCTACAGAAGCAGGCCAAGAGTATGTGTCTATAGTCGACAAGGTTGGCGTCGAAAGAGACAAGGTCGCCAGACAGGCCATGCGTATGGGCAACGACGAAGATGTGCGGCGCGAGCTCAAGCGTTTTGACGATGAGGTCGATACGCTTTTCACACAGACCATGGCCGACATGGCAATGGTGAACCCATCGCAGTCTTTGGCAGAGTTTCAGAGCGGCAAGTTCACAAGCGCAAAGATGCGTGACCTGTACAAGAACATGAGCCCACAACAGCGCACAGCATCTCGCCAAGCGTTTAGCGCACGTCTATCTAGCGAGCTATCACTTGCGTCGCAGATTGATGCGGCGAACGCAACAGAGCGCAACATCCAGTCAAACGCTTTGGTCGGTCAAATTGCCAAGGCCAGAGTGTCTGGCGACGATGCCACGGTGCAAAGCTTACTGGGACAGTTAGAGCACATTGACGGTCAGGCATATGCAAGCTTGGTCGAGGCTGTGGCTGAAACAGGGCTAGAAGATGACGACGGTGTTGTGCAGGCGCTAAATGTTTCTCTGTTTAACAACAACCTGACACGCCAAAAGATTTTGGACGCATACCAAGACGGCGACCTGTCACACACTACATTCAACAACTTCATCTCTAAGCTAGACAGTTCGAGCAACAAGTCGTACCAGAACGCGATGACTTATGTGAAGAACGAGTTGATGCCTGACGTCCAAGTCGGTCAGTTCCAAATCTTTGACACAACAAGCGAGAAAAAGAAAAAGGCAGCGAAGAAAGTCGCAGAGATAGAAAACTTTCTCATCTTGCATCTTGATACAAACCCAGACGCAGACCCTCTATCCCTTGTTAAAGACCTAGTGAAAGAGGCATTGAAGGACATGGACGATAGCGACCAGAACGCACTGAACGCGGCTAACAATGCTGTGCAAGGGCTCGTCAGAGATGACATTGTTAGCGCAAGCGACAGTGAAGAAGAAATGATTGCAAAAGTGTCTGGATTGAGAAACGCGACAACACTTGTTGAGCAAATCAAACTGTACCATGGGAACAACTAGTCATGGATTTAGAAAAGCAAATCGGCGATAGCCTTTACCATATGTCAATCGGCGGCAAGCCAGAGTTGTACAGAGACGACGAGGGCGGGTTCTCTATACGCCAGAACCCAATGCCATATCTTCGTGAGCCGATGCGTCAGGCAGAACCAAAAGACCAGAGCGTGGCAGAGGCTCTTACCGAAATACCATTCGCGGCAGGCGGCATGGTAAAAGGCGCGGCTGAAGGCATTGCAGGTCTTGGCGGCGACATCGAGGGCATTGTCCGCGGTATCGCAAACGTCATGTCTAGGGGCGAAGGTGAGAGCGTAGGCGAAGCATTTGGCCGTGGCTTTGATGAAGCGACATTACCTACACCAGAAGACGTACGCGCAAAGATTGACCCAGTTGTCATGCCGCTAGTGCCAGAAGACCAACAAGAGTTGGTGCAAGAGGCGGCTGATGTTGGGCAGATGACTGGTTTACCTGGTGCGGGTCTTGCACTAAAAGGCGGGGTCAAAGCGGCGAAGGAAATCCCTACATTAGCAGAAGGAAGTGTAGACGTTGACCTGCTGACAGGTGGTCTGGCGTCTAAGTTGTCAGACCCAAATAACAAACTAATTTCACAGCGTTTACCTACAGGCGCCAAGGCAACAGAAGACCCTATTGCTAATAAGCTTGTCATCGACACGCAAAGCGTTTTGCAACAGCCTGAGAAAAAGTTGCAAACAAACTTTGAGCGCATGGCAGTTTACCCAAATATGCCAGAAGACCTTGCACAGCGTTCACCAGAAGAAGCGGCGCAAACTTTAAAAGACCACGTTGTTGACAACCTTCTATTCATTCACGACATGGTGCCAGAAGGCACAAGAAAGCGTTCACAGCTTTGGTATGATGGGGCAAACAAGATATCGCAAGATTATGCGACAAAGTATGACATACCGCTTGAAAGCGTTTCTGGTGCAATGGCCGCTCTATCTCCGCAAAAGGACTGGTATCAAAATGCCGACCTTGGTCGTCGCTTGATGGAAACTATGTTCGAACACGCTGACGAGGCTTGGTCTCCAAGCATGACAGAAAAGTTGGCTGAAAAGTTCAACCCAGAAAACAAAATCCATAAGCCGTTAATGGACGCTGTTATGGGCAAAAGGTTGTCAGACTTAGAGTTACCTGCTGAAAAAGCAATGTGGATACGCGTGTGGGACGAAGTCAACAACCCTCGCGCTTATCCTATTGTGATGCCAGAAGGTGACTTCGGGCCTTCTGTGTTAACCAATGCAGGTGCAGAAAGAAAGGTTGCATGGGGTAGCTT